TCATCGGTAAGAATTGAGGAGTTTTTCCTTTGCTTCCAGCTCTGAAATGCAAAGGTTAAGTGTTCTGGTATTTTCATCTGCACGCTGAGCTTCACGCCCATATCGTTCAAGTGTTTCTCGTAGTTGTCGAGAAAGTTCACTGGCTTTGGCTTTCTCAATTCGGCAGGTATTGGTGTTATCGGTACTTGTAACTTCTGTTTTCGTGGTACCGGTTGAGAGTTGCACCCTGTCAAAGTGATTAAGAACACGATCAAGCAAAGCATCTGTGCGTATCGTATCATGCTGTTGTGCGTCATGATATATCTCCAACCTATTCTGCTGTTCATTGTCTGCTTGTTTACGCAGTTCAATATTTGTGGCCACGTCCTTTTCATCTAATTGATTACCTGCAATCTGTTTATTCATTGCCTGATTATCAAAATAAATACCGCCAGCAATAAAGCCAGCGGTAAAGGAAACAGCCAAAGCAATTAACGCTATGACGGTTTTATTCATTAATCATCACCATTATTAAATTAATGAAAAGGCTCTATCGAAAACATCATCAACATAAGGCTGTTGAGCATTTTCAACAGAAATGATTGCTTTTGCCATTTTGATTGATGTTGATTTATCAAATAGGTTTAAGCATTCGTGACGTTGAAAGCCCGTATCCTTGCAAACTCGTTTAATATAATTTTCAGTATGGTTGTTATCAGATGATGGCGCCCATCGTTCTATGATTTCTTCAACAGTATCTATTTTGTCACAACCAACATTAGGCTTACCTTTTTGCTTACTATAAGTTTGAAGCAATTTCATTAATGCCCGAACACCATAATAAACATTGATAAAAGTACAAAATTTATCATCATTTTGTACTGTTGCTAGACCTTGCCATTTAGAAGAACCATGTCGAATGTTGCCCGGATTATTATTTCTGATACCTCTAACGCCAGTGTTAACGTAATCGTCTTTAAAAACTGACATATTCACCCCTTTATAAACTTGATGACATTGCCCTTACTGACCAGCAACGTTGTGCAGATCAGGATATTGGCAAAGATGTTGTAGATATCAGCGTGATAATTAGGATCGAAGTAAGCGCGAATAGGTACGCTTGAAGAGTAAGCAAGAATGAGGAAAGCTAACCATCCACCTTTTTTACAGTGTTGTCTGCCGTCACGTTTAAAATAGAACACACGTAGAAATATGACGGTACAGATGATGGCATTAACAATAGTGAGCAATGTTTCGCATTTCATTGTTGCCCTCCTTGTTTCGGTATATCAGCCCTTCCGTATGCTTTTACGCTTAACTTAACCACAAGCAAAGCGGAAACAAAAGCACCTACGGCATCGATATGTTCGATTTCGTATTGCTCCGGTTTCACACCGAAAAGACCAGTAACAGAAATAAAGATAGTTGCTGCAGGACTAAAGAATATAAGACCACAAACGAAACTTAGAAAGGCTAATACTGATCTACGTTTAAAGCTATATTCAGTAGCAGCAGTGGTAAAGAAGATGGCTCCCAACAGTGAACCCATAACAACTTCTGCTGGAAGCCCTGCGAAGTAACCAAGAAAAGCAGTAGTGCCGATCCCAGCTTTTGTGTAGACATCTTCTTGCATGAGTGTAGTACCAGTGATTAATGAATAATCATGATACTACACAACCAATAAGATGACCAAGAATGCAAATAGAACTATCTAGACACCCATTCGTTTCCGTTCCATATCCAATAATTAATATTCACGTTTGGATAATTACAAAATGTTCTAGACCCATTAAAACGTAAATCAATTATTGAACCGTCATAGCAATCTAATATCCAATAATTGTCCTGCTTAGGTGCTATACTTCCATTGTAACCATAATAAAACGAAACAGCATTAAACAAGCCATATCTATGCACTTCTAAACCAGGTAAGTTTGTGAATGTAAGTTTTGTTGGTGCGTATCTACCTGTAAAATCGGCCCATAATTTTCCCGTAGCATTCCATGTAACTCCCATAATTTCAGCGTAAATATCAGATGATGACACATACATATAATTTAACTTATTATCTATACCAGTTTCACCAGTACTAGCAGTAATTTTAATGCCATTAACAATCAATGATGAATGCCTATCGCAATTAGCACCAACTCTAAAAATAGCAGCGGTTGTTGTATTATTATTTGTATGTAGAGCAACTGCATTATTAATTACTAAAGAGGATGACTTGCTATCAAGATCAAAATCAATGTCTCTATTAGATTCCGAATAAGGTGAGTTTAAAGTAACCCTTGCGCCTGACTTTACAAGAAATCCTATTCTATTTCCCTCACTTCTTGGGTTATTTACATTTATTGATACACCACCAGAAAAAACAAACCCTGTTCTTTCTCCTGAGTTTTTACTTGCACTTAATATAGCTGAGCAGTGATCTATGTTAACTACATTAGATGCATCATAAACCGCTATACCATAATCAGTAAATAAATCAGTATGAACTCGCCTTAGTGTTGTTTCCCAGCACCAACCGGAAATTTGAACGCAAGTTTTAAAACCAGAAATATATACATTCTCATGAAGACAAGCTAATGCTTGGGAGCTCCCACCAAATTGCCCCTTAATACCATCCTTTATACCAATACAGCTGCTTATGGTTGGAGCTATTAAACATAAGTTTCTAATCCCACCACCAATAGCTATATTTTTTACATTAGATATTCCGTCAACATCAGATGTAAATTTTATTGTTGTAATAGATTCTTTTGTTGATATGCTTCTTTCTGGTATTCCAGAACCACTAATTACTTGCCCTTTATGACGATGCAAAGTCTTTGAGCAACTAAATATCCCTGTTGGAATTTTTACATTAATTTTGGTGTCAATAGCTTTTTGCAAAGCTTTACTAATATCAATATCCTCATAAATCCCAAACCATTCAGCTAATACATAATCATGATGATATACACGTTTCCACCTTCCGCCATTTATATCAACTAAAATAGTCCCATCATTATCTGCACTTTCATTATCTTCTTTGTCTAAATAAAAAAGACCATGGGCACCATCAAAGATATTTTTTCTTCCTAATACATTTACATGATTAATGCCATTTAGTCCTAATCTTATTTGGTCATAATTAACACCATTAATAAGGTCAAAGTTCTCCTGAATATTTAAACCATTATTTGTTTGAATATTACTAGCTCCACTTGGTTTTGCTAATTCAATCAACACATCAGAAGCCGACCCGTTTTCTGGTAAAACAGTTATTGGCTGGCCATTATTATCAAACGCTAAAATTTTATTGGCACGTTGCTCAGTATTTGGTAATGCATTAATAGGTTTATCTTTGGTTCGCAACGTCTTGCTATCAATATCCTTAATACTGTTATCAACATAGTCCTTATTAGCACTATCACTGCCTAACTTAGGTGGAGCCAAATTAGCAATACGATTACCTTTAGCATCATAGTAGTTCGAGAGATAGGTAGGTTTTCGTAGACTTAGAGAGAAAGTACCTAATGCTTTTTGAATTAACATCGTTAGATAATCAAAGGCATCTTCATGTACTTCAGCAAAGAATTTCCCCTGATTACGTAAGTCAGTTTCTTGTACAACAGGTAAATCGCGTTCTAATAATATCTTCCAGCCTTTGACTAATGGTTTATTTAAAACCACTTTACCGCCATGATAAGAACCTGCACCGACAATAGTGTAATCAGTACCATTCTTTAATGTTGTTTCATTGCCGTCACTGTCAGCAACCACAACAATCAAATGTCTGCTTTCAAAGATACGGAATCGAAAATCAAAATCCGTTGTTACGCCATTACCTACATACTCTTCATGGCTTAGTTCAGTAGATACCGTCATTGCTCATCTCCTCTGGTGTTAATGAGGATATGATACGTTTAACTATAAAATATATCCATATTTGCAATAATGGTTATCAAATAGATAATTAGATTAACCATTTAGATAAACATTTTAATGCATTTACGTTATTATAGTTTGCGTGACCGTTTTCATTAGTGAGGACTTTAGCAATGGAAAAGAAGTATGAATACCCTGCACCAGCTAACTATCCAGATGTAGTGAATACCGATGAAGGGATTGAAAAATTAATTACAAAATCAAACCTTGAAGCACTTTTAACAAAGATGGGAGAAGATGGTCATGATGTATCAGCTCCACTTGTAGAACTGATAGCAATGAGAAACTTTATAGTTCAGAAGATGAGAGGCAATAAAAATATAATACCGTTGGTGGAATGTATTTTGTTTGAGCTTAAGAAGTAAGGTAAAGCACCGCTTAGACGGTGCTATTTACTCTAAATGGTTAATAAGTAAATAAACAAATTGCAATAACATAACCATTTTGGTAATTTACAACCCCTTATTTATGCGCCATAGTGATATTACATCAGCAAAATCTGATGTCGGGATTGGCGTCCTGAATCTATCTAAACGGCGCATACACCGCGCAAGCGGTTTTTTTGTATGTGAAATACAGCTACACCTATTCAATGGTGGGCTGTGTGGGGGCATCGAAAGATGCGCCAGTATCCGTTTAGACTGGTACGCCAACCCCATACAGTTCACCACCAGTAATTGGCGTTGCTAGTGGTGATTACCCAAACTAAACGGAGTAATCATTATGACTAATCAGTTTCCTATCAATTTAAATCCTGAAATCGTTGTTAACAACAGAGGTCAAGCCGTTACCTCTTCTCAATCTGTGGCTGCATTCTTTATCAAGCGCCATGATGATGTTCTAAAGAAAATACGAAACCTTGATTGCTCACCAGAATTTCATAACCGCAATTTTGCGGAGATGTCCATTAACCTAAAAATAGGCAATGGAGCCATGAGGAAAACACCATTCTTTCAAATGACTAAAAATGGATTTGTATTTTTAGTTATGGGTTTTACTGGAAAGAAAGCAGCTCAATTTAAAGAGGCTTATATTTCCGAATTCGATAGAATGGAAGCCGAACTTGCAGAAGAACGTTATTTATCAATTGGTAATTCAACAGATAAAAAAGGCCTCATAGCACTTGTCGATCAGTTACAACGCACCATCCATGAAGGTGAATTTATCCCTGCTGGGCAAGTTGCCAAAGAATATAGCTTTCCTCGTACTCGTAAAAATCGCATCGAATTACTGGATGATTTTATTCATAATCCCAAAAAAGATGTTTTACACAATCTACTCACCTATCTAAAAAAAGACGGTCACAACGTTGATGAAGCTGAAAGAACACTGCGTTGGGTTCGTGAATCACTGTTAGAAATGAATGGTGCTATGCAAGAAATACGCACACACCATCAATATGTAGAAAGTTTGATTAGTCGGTTATAGTGACAAGTAAGCACCAGTTTAGGCTGGTGCTTTATTTAGAGTTCGTTAATAAGATACGCAATTATTCCCCTTCCAACGCACTTTACGAATTATATCTTTTTTATTAAATTCAATGGAGACAGTGCAATTAAAAGTAATTGGGAATCCACCTGTTGTGGTGGCTGTGGTAGTTGAATAATAGTTATTACCGTAAACATTACCTCTAGTGTTATACGTTGTATTGCTTGGTGTTATGAACGTACCGCCAGATGAATAAATATAAACTGTGTTACCATTTTTTAAATATCTTTCATTATCTGGATATCCCCACAAATCAACCAGATCACCTATATCTTTACCTACCCACGAGTTCATGTTTTTCTTAAATTTTGCTTCTGTCTGACATCCAGATAATACAAATATTACCGAAATAATAAACAATATTTTTTTCATAATTATAACCTAACTATACTATTTATATGTGGATTTTATAAAATCACTTTTTGAGTCTTTATATTTCTTACCAAAAAGACTTTTACAAGCATCGTCCATTACTAACTCTGCTTTTTTAAGCTTATCTTTGCAGTGAAAAAAGTATAAACATAAGCCTATTGTCGCAAAAATAAATAATATGGTTTCGCCACGTAGGAAGATAAAGCTCATAGACATACCAAAAATACAGGCAATAAGGATATATTTTGCTGTATTATAACTAAGCATTGCATCATCATAATCTTTCTGTATTTTTAATAACTTATCTTTATTCCACATGGCGTTTACTCTATTTCATCTGCTCCTCAACCTGATTCAATAATGGTGACAAATAAAACAAGTTTTGGAAAGGTAATAGTTTGCGCACAGATCGCACTTCTCTATCATCAAACTCACCGTTTAATACACCTGATGTGATGTTTTTAATATCACCACCGAGATCAAATGTAGGGCCCAATAATGCACCAATTCCATTACGGCTTTGATAACGTGATGCTGGTGGACCACCAAACATGGCACTCATACCATAAGTACCACCGCTAAGGTTTTCCAGTACATTGTTAGGCTCACCTAACCAGCCCATCATTCCTGACCAATCTAAACCCTCTTTTACTAAGTTAGCCGGTTCGGTATTAATATCTCGTCCTGCCATTTTAGCCTTGAGAACATAGACTAGGGATCCAAGTGCAACCTGAAGCAATGCACCATAATAGAATGATGCATCACCCGATTGTATGCCTGAGACCAACGCTCTATTGTGAGTAGCAAAGAAGAAGGTTTTAAACTGCATAACTATCTTACCTAGTTCACTGCTCATCATTAATGGTGTATCACCAATACCAGGAGTGATAACCGTAGTTCTTACATCCTTTAATACTGCCGCTTGGAAAGTTTCACGCACAACACGATCATCCCACAAATGGCTATGCCCTGTTAACATACCGTCTAAGTCTTCACCATGTCGTTTAAACTGATCTGCTATACGCTTTAGCATTGATTCATCGATACCAATATGAGCCAGTTTCTTTATTTCTCGTTTACTTAACGAACCACCAGCATCTAAAGTATTTGCCGCTCTAAGTACCTTAGATTGAGTAATAACACCAGACCACATTTTCATAGTATCGGTGTATTGGTTCATCAACGTAAGGTTGCCAAATTTCTGTGATGACCATTGTAAACCACGTTCTAAATAGCTACGTCTGCTATATGGATCATTAAGGTCAGCAATCACCTTAGAGCGACTGGATAATACATATTCAAGACCAATACCCATTTCGCGTAAATCAGCTTTAGCAATGCGCATAGCACCGATATCAGTTAGCATCTTACCCAATGGTTTTAACGCACTACGTAAACCGTGTTGCATAATCGGACGAGCCATATCAGGTAATGATGATATTGTCATACCACCTAATAAACGTAAAAAGTTAACGTGACGAGCCACACGACCAGCACGAACAAAGAAACTAGATGGATCTTTAGGTGCTCCGTAGGTTCCTAATAAACGGTCACGCATAGCACGAATATCACGTAAATCAGCTTCTCTTCGTGTTTCTAATCGACTACGTTCTTTAGGTGTGGTTGCATCAGCAATAAGCTGGTTGTATTCCTCTGTAATCGCTTTGATTTGATTATCCATATCAACACGACCAAACTTAGCCGTGAGTTCAATTTCAGGCGCGACTTGGCGAATATAGTTTTCCATCACATAGTTAACATCTGATTCGAGATAGTCTTTAATGCGTTCATCAGGAATGTTTAGGGTTCTATCTTTTGTAAAACCAGCGCGTTTAACTAATCCATCAGGGATCAGTTCACTGGGTACAATGCCAGATGGTGCACCGATAATTTTATTAACGATATCATCTGCTGCCGCATCTAACTCTTCACGCTCTAAAGGTGTCATGCGATTTAATGCGGATTGTCTAATTCTGTCATGGCGAGTTAATGAATTCGCAGTTCGTGTTAAACGACGATGTTCATTTCTAAACTTGCGAGGGTTATCAAGAATATCTACGCTACGTTGTAACGCAGGCAATTTATTCTCAGCATCATTAATACGCTGTAATTTTCTTTGTAATGTTGCTTGTCTTCTTGTTTGTGTTTTATTTAATTTAGCAAGATTAGAAAGTGAATTTAACTCAACTTCTACCGCATTCTTTTCATTAATGATTTTTTGGTATTTATTAATATCATCCATCAACAAAGATTTTTTACCTGACCAATTCTCAGCTTCTTTAATTTCAAGCCCTAAACGTTCGGCTTGTGGTGAAGCGTTACGTGCTTTATCAATACCGATTTCAGCACGATCAAGGCTACCTTTGGCTTTATTTATCGAGGTTTGATTAATTTCTTCTAACCAGTCAGCAATGATTTTCTTAAATTCAGTACGATCATTTAAAATTTTGTCGAATTTATAAATACGAGGGAAGTAGCTTTGTGCTGTTGTCACCTTTACACCTTCACGTAAGATCCCTAATTCAACCATTCTATCTTTGGTTGCTTCGACAATAGGTCTAATAGAACGTGCTGCCTCTGCCACTTGTGGTATTGCATGAGTATCACCATTGCGCATAGCATCACCAACAGCTTCACTAAATTGGTAATAATTCATATCACGGCCACCAGATTGACGATATTGTTTAAAGTGGTCTTTCGTTGATTCTACTTGTTTATAAACGAGAGTTTCATAACCTCTCACTTTTGTTTCAACAGCGGTAAATGTCGCAATACCTTCTTCATTTTTAGCAAAGGTAAAGTTATTTTCTGTGAGTTGTTGGTTAATTTGGCGCGCTGTTTTAGAGGGGGATTGAGCAACACGGCCAACAGGGCTAACATTCATCGTACGATTAATAAATGATGGCCCTTTTAAGGTTTCTTGTTCTAATGTGGTGTTAGGTACTTCCATTGCACCAACACTAGAATTATCAGGAATATTATTTGGAATATTTTGTTGCCCTGATTGTTGTTCTCCAATTAAATCATTTCTTACTTTTGTTACCAATTCACCACGGTTTTTTACTAACTGTGCGGCTGAGCCTAAGGTTCCACCGATCATGGCATCAAGTGTAATGTTAATTGCACTTTCAGTTAATGTTCGTGTTTCTTGGGTACTATGTAATGCCATTTCAGAAGCTACGCCCCCAGCAGTATTTGCCAATGCAAACTTACCTGCTGTTGCACCAACACTACCGCCTTTTACTATTGCACCACCTGGTATCATCATTGCAGCAACATTAATTGGATCAATAACCCCCATAGCAATACTACTCACAACACCAGCACCGCCAGCATCTGCTAACATTTTCTTATCGTTACGCTCACGATCAATGCGTTGTTTTATTGCAGCAGTTTCTTGAGGAGAGTTTGAATGAATAAAGGAATCAGCATAATCTTCATAGCCTGAAAGCGTTAATTCATCTTCAAATGGATTATAGCCTTCTACATCTTCAAATTGATTAAAAGGTGCAGTAGCAATCAAACTACCCACTGAGTTATCGATACGAAACGCCGCATCACGTAATTCTTTAGTTTGCCGTCTATCATCAAGCGGATTAATAGGGTCATACCAAGACGGTGAAACATTATCACCATAAGTAGGTTCAGGTTGCTGAACAGCATTAATATCCGCAGATAAAACATCATCAGGTTGTTGTTCGTAAATAGGCATCAGTTTTTATCCCAAGAAAAATAATTATTGAATTTATTTACTCGCTCATTGTGAGCTTCTTTATATTGCTCACGGATATTTTGACGACGTTCATCAAATTCTGAGCGTGATTTATCCAATGCTTCTTCTCGTTCCCTTTTATTCTGTGCTTCCTTAACGATTTGCTGACGTTTTTCCATTACCTCTTTGTACATTGGTGATGATGACTGTTCTGGTTTAAAGCGAATAGGCAAGCCGTTATCTCCCGTGTATGGACGATAAATAGGGATATCATCACTACCGGTTTGTTTTATCATTATGCCGTAGCTGTAATCTCTTGGTGTCACTGCATCAGAGACAATAACGATTTCAGTGCTAGAAGAAGCACCACCAAATGACTTAGACATTAATTGCTTTTTCTCTTCCTCCCATTGGCCGGCGATCCAGTTTCCAGCACCTGATTCATTAATACCGTATACAGCTTCTGGCGCATAACGCATAACTTCTTCACTGCCATTAATATTTGATACTGCCCATGTTCTTTTAATTTGAGCGTTAGTCATTTTCTTGGCTAGTTCTGCATCACCGCCTGTTTCAGCAAAGTTAGCGTCATACAACGTTTGATAGTCACGTAAGTAAGCACCATTTTGAGTGCCAGGCTTACTGACGTTTGGTGAAGAAAATGGTTTATACCAAGGGTAAAAATCATTGATATTAGATTGCGCCGCTTTATCTCTATCCTTGATATATCCTTTATCCCTGATTTGAGAAGCGATCATTTGCTTAGTGCGCTCATCTTGTTCAAATGTCGTCTTAAATGCAGTTTCTACCGCTTTCTCATCAGGCATACCAGCTCGACTTAAACTATATACTTTTGAGTAATACGCCATTGTGCTTGATGGAATATCCGTAGCTGATGCCGGATTGTTATCAAATATCTGCCCATACATTTTCGCGATAGGAAGAACAACTTCAGGATCTTTAGATGTTGCCCCCATATTCAATACAGACTTAACTTGTGATGGGATAATCCCTGTTCTTGCTGTAAGTTCAGCAACGGCATTTAAGCTATTAGCATCACGTAAATTAAAGCTCTGCTGAATATGTTTTTCAAAGTAATCATCTGCTGCCTGCTGATTATTCTTATCGTTAGGATCAAGCGGAAAGTTATTTTGAATGGAAAGCTGTAATCGGTTAGCTGCAAACTGTTTATCTTGTTCCTTGATGTTCCCTTCAACGAACTTACCAAATTTCTCCCAACGTTGAATTTTGCTTTCGTAGTTTGCTTCACCCGTTTGAGGTCTAATTTGTGATAACAAATCTTGCTGTGCTTGTGGAGACATCTCTTTAGCTGCTGACATAAAACCAGCATAACGTTTAGCTTCTTGCATATCGGCAGACATGGCTGAACCTTTGTCATAGCCAAACGCAGAGATTAATTCATCATGAGTAGGCGCATTAGGCGCTTCAAGCCCTCTTTCCCATGCTGCGTAAGAGTCCGCTACACGAGTACCAAGTTGTTGCTGTAACTCACCTTGTTTTTGCTTACGTAGCTGTTCTGCTTGTCGTAAATATTTTGCTTGGTAAGCTTCATCTAAGGCATCGAAAGCGGCAGATCCGGTTAATAGTTTTGGAGCTTCTGATGTCGCTTGTAATTCAACAAAACCAAGTGCTGACTGTATGCCTGTTGCTATCTGCTCATCAGTGTAATTAACACGGTTACGCCCATTTTCCTTATACATTATCGCTGTCGATAAATGCGTTAAGGTATCTAAATTCGTTAAATCTAATGGTTGATTAGGTGCAACACCAAGGTAATCAGATACATACTCAATGTATGCCTGAGTATCATTATTATCTTCTGGTGGTGCCCAGCGATTAATGATCTGCTCTGGTGTAACAAAACCTTGTCGAGCATAAGAAAGTAGATTTTTACCTAATGCTCTAATACCGTGCTCAGGTGTGGCAAACTTAGCAAATGCACCATCATCACCGGTTTGCCCTACCCATTTATTACTAGATATACGAATATTACCTGGGTTGTTGTTTCTAACACCTCTTGTATCACCGTTACTAGGTGTATACATATTCTCTTGCTGTTTATGCAGATTATCAGCGTAAGCAGTAGCATCTTCAGGGTTATCAAAAATCCCTAAGTGCTTACCTGTTTGCTCGTATAACGCAATAGCTTCATCATCAGATAACAGCTTACCATCGTCACTTACGGTAGGTATTAGCACTTCGCCATCATCGGTACCAATAGAAATCGTTCTTACTGTACTAATTGAGCCGTCTTCGTTTTTAACTGTTGGCCTATTGAGTAAATTAATATTTCCCTGTTGGGTCATTCCTTTAACTTTACCAACAGTACCACCATAGAACGCATTATTTCTGGTAGCACCACCAAGGCTTGAAGGTTCTCCATTTCGCTCCAAGAACCCCATATAATCAGCACCGAGTTGGTTTTCAATCGCTTTACGTGCAGTCGCTACTTTGAATTCTTGTTTCTTGGCGAGGATCTGCTCTTCACCCCAACCGTGTGATAATCCAAACTCTTCTATTTGCTGAAACACTTGTTTATGTGCAGAAATATAAGCCTGATTATCGCCGTACATTGATGCGGCAGACTCTGCATTTAATGTTAACGTTGATTGAAACTGATCTTGTTCATAAGCTTTGATTTGCCCCATCTCATGACGATTAGCTTGTGATGCAAACTGAACACCCATTTCTTGCGCTTGTTGCATAAAGCTTTGTCGCACAATATCGTCAGGTAATGTTGATGATATTTCACCAGCATAATCACGAAATGACTGCTCATACTCAGACGCTTTGCCAATCGCATTTTTACCTTGCTGAGAAAGTAATCCATTTTGCGGATCGGTCATCAGTTCATTGGCTTTCTTTCGTAGCTGTAATGCGGCATCTTGCGCCAGTGCAACATTGGCCCTTTGTTTTGCTTCTGCAAACAAATCAACATATTGCTCACCAACACGACCAATGCCAGCGCCAAAAGCATTAGGTGATGATTGAACAGAAAACCCATTATTCGGTAACTGCTCAGGCATAACCGTTCTATTATCGTATGTAGGAACCTTTGGCATAATTAAAATCCTTTTGGTGCTTTAGCGAATGTTTTGCCGGCTTTCGCAGCACCTGAGCCACCACCACCGAACGGACTCCATGTACCACCAGCCAACTGATACGCGCCATAAGCTTGAATAGGTGCTGTTAATAACGTTGTCATTGCACCCATATTGCCTGAGCGTCTTGCCATTTTTGCATTAAGGCGATCATTTTCAGCTTGCATACGATAGCCATACGCTTCACGAGAAGCGTTATTGACCATAGTTAACGCATCAAGCTCACCCATTGCAGCAGTATCACCTAAAATATCTAAAGCCCCCGCAGTGCTCAAATCAATGCCACTGGCTGACATTGTTGCTGCCTGTGTACCTGCTAATTGGCGAGTGCGTCTACGCTGTTCTTGTGCCTGAGCATTGCCTTTATTAATTGCATCAAGTGCAGCATCTTCATTAATTTTGGCGTTTTGATTAGCCACTGATGCTTGAAATTTACCATCGGTATATTGTCCGTATGCTTGCAATGCAGAAGTACCAATTACTGCTGCCGCTAATGTTGTTGGTTCACACATTATTTAGCCCTCAATGTAAAACGATGGAAAGGTAACTGAAGTAAACCTGCTGGCTTTGCTTCTTCAATCTGAAACCCCAACCAATGGAGCCACGCCTTAGCAATATGATTACGTTCATCGACATAATTCATCAGTATTGAGTATTGCCCTAACATCTGTTTTAAGATGGGTTTACAGCGTCGTAGAAAGGTTTTCTGATGTTGCTCTAATAAGTTAGAACCCACCAACCAAGGAACACCTAAGCCAGTAAGTAATGAGCCAGAAGCAACACCAAAAATAGTCACGACTTCATCATTAATAATGCCGGCATAAGCTTTAGTAGAAACAGATAAGCCATGTCGTAATACCTGCTCAGGTGTTTGCATTGACATAGCGTAGAACTCATCAACATCAGCTTGTCTTACATGTGGTAATAAACGAACAATATGTTCATGAGTAGCAGGAATAATTTGTACATGATGTTTTTTCATATCAGAAACCACCAGCATCAATACGCGGAATAACAGAGAGCACCGCTAACGGTAACGGATCAACCTGTCTAATAAAGACACGTCCGTTTTTGCTCCAATCTGCATCTAAATTAATTTCAACAATGCCTGTGGCATCATCAACAGGATTGTCGTAAAACTCGAATTGGCGTTGAGGATACTCATATAACCGTTCTTTTTCAGTACCAGCCCAAATACCCCGACTACTATTTACAATTAAGCTGGCAACCTTAATAAGTTTCTTCTTATCAAGTAATGTTTCTTGCCCATTAATATGGATATCAAGTGTTTCTAATTCACTGGTAATAGGTAATCCAATATGTACAACGGCTGATGGTGTATCAATTTCCACTGCGCCATTGATGACAATGGACTGCGGTGAAACATTAGCATCAGAGAGAATATTAACTGTCTTACCTTCAAGATGATTTAAGCCAGCAAAGCGATAGCGGGCAATGCTCCATTCAGTAGTGGGTGTATTTTGTAATGCTGGTGGGATATTGCGATTAGCAGAAATAACCACTTGATTTGCAGATATATATTGAACAATCTTACAGCGAAGCTCTTTATGTTCATTATCTGCAAAATAAGGAATATTGACGGCACTACCGATATCAGAAGCGCTAAAGACTGGATCGCCTGAAACCACTAATTGATAGTTTTCTTGATAGTTCCACTCACCCGATCCACCCGTGATGGTTACTGTTTTTACATCATCGGTGTTTCTACCGTCATAACTTAAGCCAGAATCCACAAAGAAAGCATCTTCTGTGCGAGTAAATAAACGGCTAGCCAAGCGCTCTACATACCGAACCTGTTTACCGTTTACTGTGCGCTGAACAATAAAATAGGCTGAATCTTCATTGCCTTCACTGATAGAACACGTTGACTCAAATTTCCCTTCTGTCGATTGTGGCGCCCATGCAAAAACTTGCTGTTCTCTTAAATAGGTTAAAGCCAACATTAACCCATCGTCACGTATGCACCATGCAATAGAATATGGAACCGTAGTAAATGACCAATCAACAATGCGGTGACGTTGAAATAGGTGATTTGCCAACATAGTTAAGTCAGTGCCTTGATACCCATCAACATCAAAGGAATACGATAAATCACGCACAGCACTACCTTTCTCTTGTACGTAAAGCGCAATATTCGCAACAGAGATTGGCGGTAAATCACTTGAGCCGTTAGCCCCTTGTGATGACATTGAAAAACTGGAAGGTGTAAGTACTTTATTCTGATCGCCTGTGATTTGATATTCACCACCAGAGGTCAATGCCACCAGCGAACCGACATCGATCAAATGGCGAATTTCATTTACTTGACGGCCTGCATACGTGTAGATAATGCGATCATCATCTTGGATAGGGTTGTTGCGTCCAAAGTCTTTATAGTCACCGCTACGACTGGCCCATATCGTTTGTGGATAGGCACGAGAGCCGGCAAAGAATAAACGTTGTTGGTAATAAACAACGGTGCTTGGATAACCATCAACATCATTCCACACTGCACGCGCCCATTTATGGCTTGCATTATCTTCACCAACGGCATTGGATGGAATATAAGAGAGCACCTTTCCTGTGGCTGTTTTGCCATCTTCACTAACAGTTTCAATTTTTACGATACCAAAACCACTATGCAAATATTCCCACTGGATCCCTGTATCACCACCCCAACCATCCCAACTCATTCCTTCCGTGTGAGAAGGTCTTAGTGTTCCTGTTTTACCGCCACTATTGGCACGATAGTAGTTACTGTCAGCACGGCGTTGATCATTAAGGTTGGTTGTTTTATCTGTTTCCCATACAGGAACCGCATCAATATCACGTTGCTCTAAATAGAACTGTTTACCTATTTGCTCGCTACCAAAAATATCATGCGTAGACGTTAACGTAATTTGCCCTGTGCTTGCACTGGCATAGACTTTCATTGCCTTATCGGTATTGATATCTTCAAAGGGGCCGTTCTTGGTTTCAACGGAGACTAACTTCCAATCATCATGATCGTAACGCTGTAACTCCATTGGTGGATAATCAGTATGAACAATCGTCATAACATCGGCTGATTGCGTATACTTCAAATCAAATAAATCAGCTTCTTTATAAGGTGTCGCTAATTCAAACACTTCGCCTTTATGTTCACCATCAGCATAGAGAACCTGCCCACCATCTTTAAACACGCGAATATAACGATCACCAAACTCTAACGCATAGGTTTGTACGGTGCTGAATTGGAAAGGAATAAGGCGAGACTTCTTATTTTGATACTTTGTTTCAGCAATAAATCGTGTGCCTGGTCTATTCTCAACGCCACCATATTGACGAACAATAAAGTTATGGCACTTGCGCAGTGCAGTTGAATACTTCGCAAGATCAACACGACCATATAGGCTTGGTGCAATTTCACCGCCTGAAAAACTAGGTTGAATAAGACTAAATGGCATTATGACAACCTCGCTTGTGTGAATTCATCCATATAATCAGTTGGCTCTGCTGACTCACTTAATGAATGTGCTGCTGCGCTTTTAATAACACCTTGGTAAATTTGTAGTGCTTCACCACCAATACCCGCATTTGATGCCAATGGACGAGCCAATTCAGCAGCTAAACGCCATGCAAGCGCATCTTTAAATAACGCATCAAACATATTGACGTCAGTAATACGTGCAACATACTCAAGCCATGCACTAGGATGATCAGTAAAAATTAATCGACCAGTACCGTTTTCATCTGAACCAACATGAAAATGGATTGCCGTATCTGGTCTACGGTATTTTTGATGAGGTTCGACAATACCAATGGCTTTTAGGCAATCATTAGGATAGCGATAGGCATACGCCCAATTAGGTGGGGGATTATTTGTATTGGCTAATGCCACCTTTTTAGTCGCAAAGTTCCAAGGAAAATCGGCCAGCACACTATCACGACATTGCGCATAATGAAGGTTACATTGAACGGCTTCTTTGCTGGCTTCAGTCATGCTATTAATTGAACGACTATTACCAATGCGACTTAATGCAATATTGCAAATTTCAATTTCTGAGGCCATTATTCACCCCCATCAAAAAGAACATCTGCCGTTGATTTTGTGTCGCCTGCACCTAGAGCCAGATCGGTTATTTGTAACTCTACATATACTGACTTCTTACCTTCACGTTCATTAATAGATTTAGACAGTATTTTGGCAACAGCAGACAGCTCAATACTTTCACCAACATCAGGAATAGAAACGCCTAATTTTTCTATTGTGTCGTTTTCAAGTGAAATACGTAGCCCGTATGGATATTCTTCACGAGTTTCTTTTTCACCTTTGGCATTTTCATAAGTTTCTGTGCTGGTTTTTAGATTGGTTAGTTTCATTGGATATCTCTCGGCTCAGGTAGAAAATAAAAAAGGGGCTTTCGCCCCCTTTATCATCGGGGGGTTAAACCCCAATTTCTTTCCGCTTTTCATCTATTGCGGTGCGCATTTTATCTGCGCCCATATTGTGATGAGGTGCTTTACCAAATAGCTGGGTATATTGCTCACGAAGCGCATCAAGGCTTGAGTCAATCGCCACACCTGAACCGCTTACAGCAATATTACTTACGCCTTCACCAGTATTATCACCAGCCCCATCAGCCACACTATGAGTATTAAGTCGAGCATCAGCGCCACCAATTAACGCTAAGTTATCGCCAGCTATACCGTCGTACTCAACCTCTTCACCGATTTCAAGTAGACGCCCAGCGATAAATGATTTTTTTAAAACCTTATATCGTGACATGTCACACCTTATTGAGTTACAGCATCGTAAATAGGATGAGCATCAACAGTTAGGTTAATGCCCGCAGTGAACTTACCCGCCGTTAATGGCCCTTCTGCAACAACGTATTGCAGACGCAGGTACTTCAAAACGCCTTGAGGTACTTTCGCCACAATACGTTTACCTGCATTTAAATCAGCAATTGGTATTGCCACAGATTCAAAGATAGATTTAGCATCAGAGAATTTATCGTCTGTCGCGGTTTCTAACTTAATTTGAACCGTCGCTTCACCTGATGCTTTAGCCTGTTCAGTCACTTGTGCAAACAGCTCTAATGGCTCACCAATACCGATATCACGAAATGCACCATGCACTGGCGTTAAGTCGATAATTTGCTTACTTACAGCAGATGCAGTAACCGCCTGATCCAGTGAAAAAAGCGTTTCTTTATCTAAAATCATTTTGACTATCTCCAAATAAATGAAAGTTAGCGGAGCCGTTAAACGACACCGCAATAACTTATTTCACCTGATCTTCAGTCGTTAAGATGGCATCAACACGGCGAACAGGAATTTCATCGAATGAAACAACTTTCTTACCGGCAACTTCTGCCATGGAAATATTGACGTTTTTGCTGTTTTTAATTTGACGACGCATCCAGCTACGAATTTGCTGGTTACAATAAAAAACAGGACGCCCCATAGAGAGGTTAGGGATCTTCTCAATTGCTTGAATAAACAAGTCTGGCAAATCGAGTGTGTCCGCTTTTTCTGGATCTTTACCAATTTTGGATAAATCAATATTGGCGATACGGACAACATAACGCCAGTCACGAACTGAGATACCATTTTTCCATTGGAAGTGAGTACGAAAGCCTTGGTATTTACCTTTGTTCTCATCTTCTAAAGTAACTTCGCCTAAATGGTTTTGCTCTAAACCTGCTTTAGAACCTTTAGGGAAAATACCGTGAACCGTGTTTTCACCCCATACGACTAACCACACAGAAGTTAAGTTACTGCCAGTACCACCAGCATCAATGATATTGACTGCATTCTTTGCTTTCATATCGTTAAAGCGTGCAGCTAATCCCGTAAAGCGCTGAGGATGAACCGTAGCATCACCATAAATAACTGTTTCAGCCATTTGCTGGTTCATTGACTCTAAGAATGCAATTGATTCAGACAATAGAAATTCATTCTTTTGCCCGTTCAAGTTAGCAAGATCTTTATCAACTTCAGAATAGGTTTCAAGCATACCAATCGCATCAGTAACCTGTGCTGTGGTTGATTTGCTTGGCGGTACACCATAATTAAGCAAACGCCATGTCGCAGATGGTAAACCAGTACGAACGGTTGTACGGTGACCCGTTGGTAAGTTACCTTCAACGAAAACCATATCATCAAGAATTTCATTAGACTGATTCAGCAATTCGACGATCTTCGCTTGCTTGCTGTCAGGGCCTTGTCGTTTAGCCCAATCAACGAGAGTTAAAGCAGGCATGTTATTTCCTCTTTGTTATCCAAATAAAACATCAGCAGCACTTTTACTGCCGTTACTGTTGCCAGTGACAAGACCGTCCTCTGACATTGCTTTGCCAACACTGGCAAAGATACGAATAAGCTCAGGATGGTCACCTAGTCCTGACTCTTCTAAATACTGTTTCAGTTCAGGTGAACCAAATTTATCCATTGCCTTTTGTGCTGCACCAATCGACTCATTTGATCCTAATTCTTCATCTGCTTTAACAGTTTTAACCCATTGCTCTCTCTGCTTTTGCCAACTATCATTGATTTGTTTCTGAATAGCAGGCATGATTTTAGAGCCATAAAAATCAACCAGTTTTTGCGCTTGTTCGTTGTTTAAATTCAGCTCACGAGCAATCGGCTCAAAGACTTCTAATGCACCTTTATCAAGCTCTTGCCCTTCTTCTGGTGCTTTAAATTCATACTTTTCAGGCGCACCTACATCTGATTTATTGGCATCATTTTTCTTATCAGCCGGCTTGCCCTGCTCTCCACCATTCTCTTTTTCAGTGCTTTTAGTAGGATCATCACTATTTGCTGGTGGCTCATTTTTATCTGTTGCTGATGTTTCTTGAGTAGGTTCCGTTGCTGTACCGCCACCGCCTTCACCTCCCTCGCTGTGTTGCTCGTTATACAAACGACGCATAATTAATTTCTGCCATAAGTTCATGACTGTTTCTCCCCTTGTTAAACGCTTGGTGTAGTTGCTTCATTTGCCATTTGCGCATAAAGCTCAGGGCAAACTTGATGTAATTGATTGAAAACTTTTAACCCATAGTTACGTTCTCCCTCTCTAAATGCCATTGCATAGGGATCATTAGAAAAAGAGCTACGAAATACGCCAGAGTCAGAAATCAAACGCCAAATAACAGCACGCCCAGCTTCTGTGGACATAACCTCTTTTAGCTGTTGTTCCTCTTTCTCTTGCCTATTTTTTTGTTGAATATCGTATTCAGTGCGAGCAATTCTCTCGTCTTCATACGCATCGAATGGATGTGTCATTGAGCACCTCCACCAGCCATAGCGGACAAGGCACTATCATTATCAAGATTGGTATCACTTAGCGTTTTAGCACCATCAATAGCAGATTGAGCCATTTGCATCTGTGCCATTTGTTGTTGCTGTGCTTGTCGTTGTTGACGTATGGCTTGTACTTGCTCATTGGTTGCAACGATAGTTGGAGAGACACCAATAGCAGACGCATAATTATCAATGGCATCATCAGCATTTAACTTATCAAGGGCTTCAGGCTTAACTTTTGCCAGATTGCCAACAAAGCCAGCAAAGCGTTCGATACTGCCAACACCAATCGCTTTCTGTGCCTGAGCCATAACAGAAATGTACTCAACCTTTAGATCCATTCCTTGCATTTCATCAGGCGCAATAGGTAGTAAATTTTTGTTTACCAAGATTGAGAAAGTGCGATTAATCAGCTTGTCGAGTAACTCAGAATCAAGGCGTTGCAGAACAGGCCCTAATTGCAATAGCTTCTCTTCTCGCATCTCAACAACGGCTTCAATCGGCATAGAGCGCGTATTCACCATTTGCATCATGCGGAATAAATCGACAAAGTAAGCGGTATCAATCAGTTGACGAGTATCTTGAACATCTTCAAGTAGTGCTTTCAATGCTACGGGTTGAACATCAAAAATCGTTTGAATTTTATTAGTGGGATTTACTTCATCAAGATAGTTAATGCCTCCGGGTATGGTATTTACCCGTTGGTTTTTTAATGATGCAGGTACTTGTAAAGGTGGATTGGTCAGCTTATCAATCATCTGCGCTTTACGTTTTTGCATTAATTGAAGCGCTTTAGTACCACCTAACGCTAACATACCAGGGCAAGATGAACCGTAAACATCTTCACCATTCACTTCCCAACGTGGCGCCATAATAGGAAATTCATCATAGCCAGACTCACGTAACACTTTCTCGTGATCACCCGCCACTTCAAGATAAACGGATTTAAAAGGCTTGTGCTTCGCCTCTAACTTTCCTGTTTGTCGTTCAAGGTTTGGATATACAGCATGAACCACTTCAACCCATTGGCTGTACTGGCTTGAATTCCACATTGATTTAACAGTATCGCTGGCGCTATCAATCCCGAACTCCATCACCAACTGGCGAACGGTCATCGTAAACTTGCGATAGCAAACATCAACACTCAGACTTGGGCTATTCGAAATGTAATAACTACCAAGGGGGAAATGAACGGTACGGATAATACGCTGACTATCTTCAACAACCGCCATTGCAGCAGTGCCGAAAGTACCTAAATCACCATACATCAACGGTAATGACTGATAGAGATTAGAACGATTGAACACTTCGTTCATGCGTTGTTCTGTAGTTTCTAGCCAAAGTTTTACAGGACCATAATCCATTAAATCAGGATCAGGTGTCGCTAAACGAAACCAAGGACGAGCAGGACTTGTAATGCCTGACATCATGCCACTTGAAAGCACCGATGAAGCTAAAGATGCCGTAGGGTCAATGATCTTACTATTACGGCGATCACCTCGATTAACATCAGACGCAGTAAAGCGCGTACTACGAGGACGAGTGAAATCTGACAATTCACGCCAATGCGGTTCAAATGAGCTACGCTCTGTTTCCAACTGATTAAGTTGTTGCAGTAGCTGTTGTTTCAATGGCGTTGACATAGTCACCTCTTATTGACCAAGTAAGGTTTTACCGCTGGTGGATGCTGAACTTGTCGCACCCTGCGCACCTGTTAGTAACGTAGACTTACGACCTGCGGCTGCACGGCGACGACGCATTTCATCATCACGACTACCCGTTACTGCCGCATCTTGTTCTTGAGGTGCTGCCTGAACAGCAGGAGGAGTTGTAATTTTTGGAGTATTGCCAAATGGATTACACATATCGACACACCTTTATAATTAACCAATATTGCATATTAAATTAATAATACATGTTATTTGACAATATTGAAAATTATAACTACCATTTTGGTTATGCAATGCCACTGCATTTTTCTCGGTATTGTTACCACGACAGCGTGCTTTACCTTAGGACTGTTTGCCCTCTACTCCAGAGGGCTTTTTTTATGCGAATGGATCGTAATCTGAATTGCTGACATTAACGCCAGAATGAAGTGAAGAGTAATTTCTATCTATTTTGGTGACTGGATAGGCGAATGTCAGCGCGAGCGCATCACCTTTACCCGGTGAACGACCAAGGCGTTTTTTAATTTCTGTTTTATCTTCTAGTACAATCTTGCTATCAATAACACGAACTTTGTATTCACCACATGACAAATCATCTGCGGTTTCCTGATCATCAATAGCCCCGCCAATTTTTAGCCATGTCTTAACGCTGTTATACATTTCACCACGTTTGTTTAGCATTTGTGGATCAGTTGATGCACCACCAAACTTGACTAAACGCCACACGCGCCCCCAACTTGTTCCAATTGAGTGAATGCCAGTACCATATCCAAAGTCGATATGAACAGCGTCAGCCTTATATTGATCTTCAAAGTCAGCAATACGCTTTGCCATAACAACATCATCAGTTGTTTTAAAGCCCGTCCACAAACATTTACTGAATAAACCTTGGCGCAGATAAATCACCGCATCATCAATACCAGAATAGGCAGGGTCAACACCAATGATTACAGGCGCGTGCGCAACTTCTGCCTGTGTGACAATGCGCTTCATGGCTTCATCAGTTAAACCTGTTGGAATAAATTGCAGTTCTGATGCTGACGGGAACACACCACGAACACGGACTTTAAAGAAGTCGCTATCTTCGCCGTAGTCCTCTTCCCAGTTTTTAATCTGCTCTTTGTTGCTACCTTCAACGGTACGGCTATCAATCTGCTTGGTATTCCAACGATGTTTAAACTTACGAAAGCACTCACGAAAACGACCCGTGTTACGGGTTGGGTTACCAAATGCTATCCAAATAATTTCTGTACCTTCATCCGTTAACGCCCCTTCTGCCACTTCCCATACCAGATCGGCAATATTAGACGCTTCATCAAACACGAGGATAATACGCTTACCTTTGTTGTGAAGTCCTGCGAATGCCTCCGTATTGTTCTCTGACCAAGGTACCGCATCAGCACGCCAAGCATTAGCATGATTAGGATCGTTTGAGTAGATAGCTGTCTTAGTGCAAGTAAACCAATTATTGGTAAGTGATAGACGTTGCCACTTCGCTATTTCTGGCCACGTTTTAGTACGTAGCTGATTTTCGGTGTTAGCCGTGACGACTACTTTACAATCTTCGCAGGTATCCATACCCCACTTGATGATCATTGAAATAAATGCCGATTTGCCGATACCATGACCAGAAGCACGAGCAAGTAATAATGGCTGGTGGCGTGTCTTTGGATTGCGTAGATGTTCACCGATTTCATTTAATGCTTCGGCTTGCCACTGACGAGGGCCATTGTATTCTTCAAGCTCTCCACCATCTTCACCCCACGGAAATGCGTAATACGCATAACCTAATGGATCATGCGTAAATGATGCGATATCTTCAATGAGTTGTTCTTCTGGTGACTTCTGCAAATCTTCTGACATTACTCAATGCTCCCTTGCTGAGCACGTTTACGAGCAGATGCCAACTTATCAGCCAATGATACGTTTACATCGACCTGTACTCTGTCTCTAAAGGCATTGATATCAACGTGCTTACCAATCAGTTCAAGCACCTTGATTTTATCCAGCAACTTCACTTTTTTAATGCGTGTATCACCGTCTATATCGATGATATCGAAAGCAGCAACACTTTTACGCCAAATAGGTGACCATTTAGATATTGGTTTAATATCGCCTTTCTCATTGAGAATATCGGCAATATCCGCATCAAGCATATCAACCAAACGCCTGAGTACATTGTCAGCACTCATCTTGGTGCGCTTATTACGCTGTTGCATAAGTTGTGCGATACGCTCTTGAATACGGGGATCAGCCATTAGCTGTGATGCGCGCTTGCAAGCACTGCCAGAAGCATATCCAGCAGAGATTGCAGCATCAGTTTGATTATCGGGGGATTTGATATATTCCTGACAGAAACGCTCCATCTTGTCGTTGATAGGTGTTGGCTGTCGTGCAGGTTTCTTTCTTGGTCTTTTGATAGTCATAATCATCACCTCTTTGGTTATTATGGCTATTCAAAATATAACATTCAAATCTAATTAGGTATTAATACACCAATTTAAAACCCCAGTATTCGAGGGAATTAAAATAGAAAGGGACACCAGATATCCGTCGACCAAAACATCATCTGGTGTCCCTAATCACACAACTCTCCAAAATGAAGAGTGCATACTTCATATTTTCAAGGCTATCTGGTTGACAGATTTTAGTCAACTGCATTTCAAATTAGCTATCGTTTTGTCAACCAAGTTAAGCTGTAATTCGCGATATCCATAAGTTACCCAACATTTAGCATCACCAGATAAACAGCATTGCTGAACGGGTAACTGCTCACCACAACGCTCACACTTACGCTTAGATAGTTCCTCAGCTTGTCGCTTATACTCCGCATCATCTTTACGAATAAGCATCTGCAAGTATTCAACATTATCATACGGTTCACGACCAGGCATACGTAGAACACAATTACGCTGTAACATCTCCAGCTCTTGATTATCCACCAGCAATTCAATCTTTGTTACACCAAGTTCCTTTTGGCGCTTACGCTGTAGTGCCTTACGTTCAGCAGGTGATTTAGCCATTTACTATCTCCTTTGGCACATCAACTTCACCACCTAACACCACAGCGACAGTAGCGCGACAAATTGCCTCTTGAGGTGTATCACCATCGTAATAATCATCTTGTAAGTAATTGCAGATAGCAGACCATGCAATTTGATAATGTCCGAAATCGTTACTCAACATCTCATTGATCAGTTCAATAGCGTAAGTCTCAATAAACTTACCACACTTTAACCAGTCGCTAGATGGGCTATATACGCAGTTATTAGCATCAACAATAAACTCTTTGCCAATACGAACATCGACGCCAACGGCTTTACCTACCGCCCAATCAAGTGCTAATCCTTTTAGTTTTGAGGTTTTAATTTTCATCATTCACCCTCTGGCATTGGTGGAAGCATAGTTGACCAGCCGTGATAAAACATAAACGCGCAATAATTAGCCACATCAACAGGATCGCCTTTCTGTATGTGTCGCATGAATTGATTCTTACAATCCAATCCCCAGCTATTAGCCATCCATTCGTCTGAATACCCGTATTTTTTCTCAGACTTATGTAATTTTTCTGCCATGGCTTCAGCAAATTTAACAACAAGATCTGCTGTATTTTCACTAAGTTCGGCTGGTATGTTAATTTTCATTTCTGTTAAATTAGTTCCCTGCATTAGATGCCTCCCTCTGGCTTTTTGCTGTGCCTGAATTTCCGAATGTGTAAATCATTTTAGGTAAGCCTTTTTTCCCGCGAAAATCATTCATCCACTGTAAATATTCATGACGATCCAGTTTCTTTGCTACGCGGTGAGCTCTATTTATTGCTTTTCCTCTTACTAATCTTCTTTTGTGAACTCTCATTATTTCACGCCATCGCTTCCTATCAGGGTAGCCTGCAGCCATATGAGCTCGCCTAGAAATGATATCCTTGTAACCTTCCCATGTGCGGATTAGCTCTGTTAACGTTGTTCCTTTCATCACTCAACACCTCGCTTAATTGCCAGATCACGACGCATCACTTCTGCTCGCTCATGTAAATCGTCCATTATTTCCTCAAGGCGAAGAGCTAAAGCGTACATCCTGTCTATGCTTTGCTGTCTGCTCCTTTCTTGCGCCTTAATCACGTATTCGTAATATGCACTCATCTAAAAATCCTCTTGCGTGACATGTCACAGTTATTTGAGTTATTGAATAAGCCTAATAGCATCAATTTCTTGACTCATAATTTCTTCCCAAACTCATTCAACGATTAATTAACTCAGTCACGAACTTAACGAATGGTAATAAGTTCATGATTTTCTGTATTTTCAGGTAACGTTACCCCTATCTTTCCCTGCTCACCCCAAAGCTTTGACGCGCTGATATTCCACACCCTGCAATCTTCATTAAAGATGGCGTCCATAACAGCTTTAATCAGATTATCGACATCAGGACGTTGCTGGTGGGGTTTACCATTCATCTCAATGCGTTTCTTCTTACTCCATGATTTAGGCATTGGAATAACAAACGTTAGGTGAGCACCGCTTTCAGGTAACGTAAAACGGTTAGCTCTCATCTCATCACAAAAAGCGTGATACTTAACGATAACGGGTCTTTTCTTCCATGCGTCACGCTGTGTCATACGTGGCTTTGGTACAGGGTTGATATAATAAATTTGCTGTTTCATGCGCGTACCGCCACCAGCATTGCGTTCATACGGTTATGAATATCAGCAATCTTCCCATGCTGTAACGGTGGTAAGCTCTTTCTGACGTAGGTTAGTGAGCCTTTCTGACAGATAACATGCTTATCCGTAGGTTTTGCTGGCTTCTTAGTCATTAGAGAGGCTTCTTTTTTGATATCTAATTCACGTAGGCGCTCCATGTAATCAGGCGTTAGTTTGTAGACATACCCAATGCCAACTACCGCTTTGCGTTCTACGACGGAGCTTTCAATCAATTTAATCAGTGCATAATTGGTTGTTGAGCGGTTCTTCTTTCCCTTGAGATCAGAAGCAATTGCCGTTATCTCGTTAACTGACAATGATTTTTTATTGTCACGTAAAATATCAACAACTAAATCCTGCATAAATTTCATATACGATAACCCTTAATAGATTAATCATTATGGTTAATATATCCAATTTGGTTATGTTTTCAAGTATAAAAAAACAGAGTTTTTAATTAAACTCATACCTACTTAAAACGCTCTCAAATCGTCTATACGCTGTTTTCACCACTCAGGCACCCAATCGCATACCTACAACAAATAAAACTCACCAGTGTTTATTACGCTAAGGATTTTGATATCCAATAAACCTTATTCGATTTTTAGTTTATGAAATTACTTAACTAAACGCCGATAGCTTTGCCATGTGAAATTTATCGTTGTTGGATTTCCCATTCGGAGTCGATCTATTACTCGTTCATCCAACACTTTGGATAGTTGGGTATAATTTAGGTTTGTAAGCACTCCAACAGGCTTTTTGTTTGCTAGTCTTCGATCCACTACTTGAAATATAATTAATTCCTCATTGAGGTTTCCACGTTGCACACCCACATCATCAAGCACTAGCAAATCAACATCACACAGATCATCTATCAGTTTTGACTCTGTTGTTTTAGCATCCTTTTGATAGGTTTCACGAACCTTCATCATTATGTCCGGCAGTGTAGCGATCAGAATACTTTTCCCTTTTTGGATAATGTGGTTTCCTATGGCTGACGCTAAATGATTTTTTCCAGTACCAGGATTACCACTGAAAATGAACCCACCAAATGATTTACCAAATTGCTCAGCGTATCTCTTAGCTTTGCACAATGCTCTTTGTTGGTCTTCACATGTAACGTCATAATTATCGAATGAACAATTTTGGTGTAATGGGCTAATACCTGATCTACCCATGATTTTATTTAAACGGGCTACTCGGTTTTCATTTGCGATCCTCATTGAATCAATTTCACCCTGCTCTCGTTGCCATGCCATTAATTCAGCAGAAGTAGTAAATTTAGGTTTAATATGCTCAGGCATTATTCGCTTTAGCCTTGCTAAGGTTGATGATGCAGTCATCAGAAGTCCTCCGGTATAAACTCATCGTTCTTTTGAGGTTGAATGATCCGTTGTGGTGGTGAAACGTTTGGTTTGAATAGTCCTTGCCAGCCATTTGTAATGGTTTTGCTAATTATTTCTTCAGGTGAAAAACCTAACTCATAACACTCAGTGAGTAATTTTATTTGTCCACTGAACGTTTGTTTCGATTTTATCGGGTGCTTGATTTCCTTTCGGTACTCAATCCACTTCTCCCAAACTTCAGGATTTAGCCAATCAGGTATTTTTTCTTCCAAGATATTAAAACCTCGCTTTTGTACCGACTTTTTTTTCAAGGGGGATTTAGGGGGTTTTATATCTTGTTCTTGTTCCTGCTCCTGTTCTTGGCTTCGTAGGGTCTTCAAAGCCCCTTCCAAGCCCCTTTCATTTTTTATCGATGATTCTCTTGCAGAACTTAAATTAAAAGCATCTTTATACTTATCATAAAACATTGATAGAAATTGATTTTTAGGCTGAGAGTCATACTCTCTTTGTATACCGATACACCGGTTATCTGATGGCTTCAAAGATGATGCTATTTGATATTTTGCCATCTCGATCACCCAAACAACTTCAGCATCCTCATCATAGTGGCAAAAACCTGCTTCAATGCACCTTAGAAGCCCCTTAGAAGCCCCTTCTAAACCTAGCCCTGTTTCGTGCGCCATATAGATAATAGGTAGGTAATACATTCCGATCATATTGGCGTGAGGATTGGTTAATAAGTACATAGAGACAATAAGTGCTTCATGCCCTTTTTCTCTTATTTCCTTACCTGTTTTTCCTATCCAAAATTGTGGGGAAACTTTTCCATAGTCACGCATAAAACACCATTCACTTAGCGCTGTTAATTAATTGCTTTAACACAGAGCGATAGACTGTTGAATTTTCAAAGTTGCATTTAACGCAAACACCATTACAAACATAACGTTCAGCAACATGACCGTTCTTGCATTTCTTACCTGTAAAAAATTTTCCAAGCCCTTTTGAAGCAGCTTCTTTTCGACTAATAATCTCCATTTCAACCTCATTTGATTATGTGTATGTGCAAATGCTATCCGTTATTTTAAAATATATCAACCTAAAAAGACTTATTGGTTATCAATAAAAAATTAAGGACCACCGAAGTGATCCTTATCAATAAATAGCCTTTGAATTATTATCGAATAAAGAAATTGATTAATTGCTCTCTGGTTGCATCTGCACCGAACTCAACACAAATATCATATAACTTATTGAGTTTACTTAGGGAAGGCTTACGTTTTGCATAGCGTAGCTGATGTGATAGATACAGTTGGCTATACCCAGTTCTTTGAGAAAATGCTTCTCTTTGCTTAATCGTTAAGCTATTCCAAAATTTTTTAAAGTCGAAAACTTCCATAATTTCACCAATTTGATTAACCAATAAATAATAGTAACCGTTTAGGTACTTTACCAAAAGGGTTATTTGTTTGTTTAATACACCATAACTTAATCAAATTTGTATAAAGAATAGACACCAAAGGACTTGGAGAAATGAAAAGCATTGCTGAAATTAGAAAAGATAACCTGATTTATATTATTGAACGCTACTATAACGGCAAACAAAAATTACTGGCTGATGCGTTAGGCGTAGCACCAAGTATGATCTCTCGTTACCTATCACCAAAAGATTTAAAAAGTCATCGTGAACTCACCGATCCAATGTCACGTAAAATTGAATATGTGACTAGAATTAGTAAATATTGGATGGATGTAGACCATTTAAAAGAAGGTCATGCAGAGTCAGAAAAAGAAGAATATATTCCGACCGAGATCGGAAAAATACTCTCAGATAACATCACAACATTTATGTTAAACGATGGAATAAAATCAAGAGTTAAGCTTTCTGTCGATTCAGGGCTTGCACAATCAACAGTTAACCGCATTATCAATTGTGAAGCCAGCGCCACCGCTGAAAGCATTGATGCTATTGCAAAAGCAATGGGTCGCCAAGCCTATGAACTACTGATCCCTAAAAATGATAAAGGCACTATTAACTATGATAGAAGAGCCTATTCAAAACTTCCCGCCAGCGAACAAGCTGCTATTGAAAACTTCATTGAATTTATCATTAATAAAAACCAGCCTATCTCCCACGACTAACCCTTTCCATTAAAAAGAAGTCATATACTGGCTTCTTTTTACTCTTAATAAATCATTAAATTTCATAGTGATAAAAATAAACATAACCATATTGGTGATTTATTTGTTTTTTACGGTTGACAATGGTTAATTTATGGTTATGATTAAAAGTATAAATTAACCAATACGGTTAATTTGCTCTTTAACAATATGGATAAAAGAGACTGATTTTTTAATGCGCTCAGACATAACCAATTTGGTAATTAGCCATGATCTTTTATATCAAAGACGGTAAGCATGTATTTACCTTATCTGGCTTAAATGAGTCACAGTCATTTGACAATTTTAAAGCCGATATTGAGTGGGCTTATGTAAGAAAGCTCGCATTACAAACAGAACAATTAGTAGGTAAACAAAATGTCAGACACTAAGCACTTAAATGTGTTGATTGCAAAAGCTCTTTTACTTAACCAAGATATTACTGATAGCGAACAAGTAGATGCGCTAACAGCTCATATCAATGGTGATATTGAAAAAGAAGAGTTTAAGCAATATGACCACTTTATTAATATCACGCTACTTGCACTTTCATTGGTTCCTAATATCAGCAGTGAATTAAGCGAAGAGCAAATCATTAACGCTATTATGTCATTTATTGATAACCCTGATATGCGTAGCGTTCGTCATAGAGTTAATCACTTTAACTCATTAATAAACCCAAAAACCGCCTCAATTGAGGTAGAAAAAAAAGAAGCACCTCAGGAAGAGGTGATTTTTCACGCCAGCAAAGATAACCAAAATGGTCAACACAAGGAGACGGAAGATATTCCACAGGAAGAAAATGACCAACCTGCTTATTTTGAACCTGGTCGTTATCCAGATATTCCTAACGAGGTGTATCACAGTTCAAACGGCATCAGTAGTTCGATGCTAAAAGATGCTCGTATTAGTTTGATGTATTACGAGTTACGCCATATAACAAAAGTCATTGAGCGTGAAAATAAGCGTTGTTTCGATTTAGGTAGTGCGTTTCACACGTTAACAATGGAACCTGAAAAGTTTGATGCTGAATTCAGTGTTAAGCCAATCATTCCAGAAGGTGCCTTTACAACAACGGAAACAATGAAGTCATGGATTGACGAATACAACAATAAGTTGCCTAAAAAGCTCTCACAGGATGAGTTAAAAGCAATTATTGAAGAACATAATGCCACTCTGACACCGCAACTTTCCACCAGCGGAAAAGCCGAAGAGCTAGGTCAGATATACATGCAGTTGCCCGATGAATTTAAAACCATCCCTGAAGATGGGAAATTTACTGGTGCAGCAATGAAAGCCTGTATCAAAGCCTATAATGATACTTTGCCAACACCATTGAAAACCTCAGGTAATACAGACGCATTACTTGATCAGATATACTTCCACATCAACCCTGAATTATATTTGGCAGAAACACATAAGCCTGAGCCACTTAGAAAACCCGTCAAAAAAGATGATCTCATGCAGGTCATTAAAGAAGTTAACCCTGATGCTGTATTTGAAGATGAAATCATTAGCCAATGGCTTAGTGATGATTCAAAAATTCACGTTCAAACCGTTGACTATGAAATGGCAAATAACATGCGTAACGCTGTTATGAACCACAAAGAAGCATCCAGTTTATTAAACCACCCTAACCGCGTATCAGAAGTGAGTTACTACGGCATTGATGAAGATACTGGCCTTGAAATTCGTGTTCGTCCTGATATCGAAATTCAAACAGAAAATAACCGATTAGGTTTTGACCTCAAATCAGTAGCACTTGGTCGATTTAAACAAGATGCCATTGAAACCATGATCCGCAGAGAAATAATTAATCGCGATTATCACATCAGTGCAGCTATGTATTGTGATGTGGCAATGCTTGACCAGTTCTTCTGGATATTCGTTAACAAAGACGAGCATTACCACTGGGTCGCTATCGTTGAAGCCTCTCCTGAATTACTTGAACTGGGTCGCTCTGAGTACAAAAAGACACTGCGTGATATCCGTGAAGCTATGGATACAGGATATTGGCCAGCGCCTATCACCACTACTCTCACTATCGGTATCACTGACTTTGAGCAGAGAAAGTTAGAAGAACTGCAAAACGAAGTCGCTTAATAAAACTGCGCTTGAACAATCAGGCGCACGTTTGGAGTAAATATTATGTCAGAAGTAGCAACTCTCGAAAGAAACCAATCAGTAATGAATAACACATCATTACTTTTTAATCCCGAATCATTAGACCGTATTGTTAAATTTGCTGAGCTAATGGCATCAGGTACAGCAACGGTGCCAAGACATCTGCAAGGTAAACCATCTGATTGTCTAGCTATCACAATGCAGTCCGCACGTTGGGGAATGGATCCTTTCGTTGTCGGTCAAAAAACTCATGTCATCAATGGTGTGCTTGGTTATGAAGCCCAATTAGTAAATGCAGTTATTACCAGTTCAAATGCTGTTGTAGGTCGATTCCATTACAAATACGGTGGCGACTGGGAAAAAATTGTAGGCATGAAAGATAAACGTGATGAATCGGGTTTATTTATTGAAGTCGGTGCAATTTTAAGAGGTGAAGAAGAAATTACATGGGGTGAGCCTGTTTACCTTGCTGATGTACAGACTAGAAACTCACCACTTTGGAAAACAATGCCTAAGCAACAAATCGCGTATCTCGCTGTAAAATATTGGGCCCGTCTTTATTGCCCTGAAGTTATTCTTGGTGTGTATACGCCAGAAGAACTTGAAGATCGACCAATTAAAGACATCACCCCACCGAAAGAACGCGTAAGCATTAATGAAATTACCAACCAGCAACAACCAATCAATGATGAACCGGTAAAAGAGACTCAAGGCGAGTTTATACCTAAGTTCGATGCTGAAGCCTTTAGATTAGCTATTGATGATGTTCAAACTGTCGAAGAAGCTAAAAATATTCGTGCAGAAATTGAGAACTTAAAAAATGAAATGGGGATCAACCTATTTACTGAATTAAAAAATAAAGCAGTACAGGCATACCACCGCATTGATGCACGTAATGCCCTGGAAGCTTCTATTAACTCACTTCCTGAATCTGGCTCACCTGAAGCTACCGAAGCATTTGAAAAAGTAGACAAGCTACTTAAATCAAGCAAAAGAAAACTTGGTGATGAGTTATACGAATCTTTCTCTATCACTCTTAACGATATGCGCCCTGAATACCAGTGATCCTATTTAAAGCGGAGCGATACAGCTCCGCAAGGAGTTTAAATATGAATATTAAATTACCTACCAACCCTATCCGTATGCCTGCTGTTTTAAAGCTAACAGGACTTTCTCGCTCAACTATTCGCACCTTAGAGAAGAAAGGTGATTTTCCAAAGCGTATGTATTTGTCGGTGCGTTGCGTGGCATGGGAAGCTCATGAAGTATATGAATGGATAGATAAGAAAGCTAAATCAAGAGAGACACCCAAGTGTTACACCGAACGTAAGCGCAATGAAGCAGGTCAGTTTGTGAGTAACGCCTAACCACCCCTCCCGTTTAACCAAAGGATATAACCATGAAAAGTTTACACGGTCGTTGCATTCAGAGATGGAAGCAACGATTCAAGAGTGTTTGTGATTCTAAGGTTTCACCTTATTACAGAAAACGCGACTTGAAAGGATTTTGTCGTGAATGTGGCGTTATTACTGCTGATATGATGATTCTAAACATGGCAGAGGGTAATGCTCACGTTGATTTTGATGGTAAACGCCATGGGTGGTCGCCTGAATTTTCAAAGTTCTTTGACGAGAACCGAGAAAAATATATTACCGAAGCGCGTTTATTTCTGAATGAAGAAGCCACTAACGACGAAATAGACGACTTAATCGAAGAAGAAATCTCTAATTGGAATTAGAACTCAGTGCAAGGATGCAAACAGGAGATAGATATGACTATTGAACAGTTACAAGAAGAAAATGCGAAGTTGAAACAGGCGATTATCAGCATTTACACAAACACGGAAGAAATAACACTCAATGGCGAAGATGGCTATTACGCAGTAAAGCAAAGTGTTATTGATGATGTTATTGATTTAACGGAAGATTAATTTAACTAGCAGGGATGCAGTGAAGAGGAATGAATATGGTATTTATTCAACTGATAATTATTTATTTTCTAATTAAAGTCATTAACAGTTTATTTAAAAAGGTGGAGTGATGGATAAATCAAGACAGAAGTTTGAAGAGTGGCGCAGTAAGAATAAATCATCAACGATAAATTTATTCGATGTATGGCAGGCATCACGCGAGAGTGCCGAGCCAGAAATTAAACATCACCAACTAAGAGAGCTAGTTAATACTGCGAGAGATACGGCAATTAAATATCAAGGGTGTCAATGCTTACGTTCAGCGTTAGAAGCATCCATAAGAAACAGCTTAACAAGCAATGGAGTGAAAATAAAAGATGAATAAAAATGAGCTTCAAGTATTAATTGATTATACCAAAGGCATGATTGCAGATAATAAGGAGCCAGAAAAGAAAGTTATTATTGCATTGTGTAATGAGTTGGAGAGAATAACTAATTTAGAGCCAGTAGCATTTGCCAGACATACAGGAATGCAAAGACCTCTGGATTTAACTGTATCTCATACAGTATTAAATGAATGGATAGAATTTAATAATAAAAACCCAGAAATAAAAGACGATGTTTACCCTCTATTTATTTTAGATTAAATATGAAACTAATAATCGGATATGTATTACTGCTTGTAATACAGGGTTCTGCTGTACCTGTAACTGAGCAAATATACACACAGCAAGAATGCGAGAGTCGTGCTATGCAAATAATGCAGGTGCGGAATGTTGAAGTTGTTTGTGGAGAGGTATGGAATGAAAGATAAATATTATGCTGGCTTAGAAAATTACAAAGATTGTATTGAGATTGAACCTACAACAAAAGATTGCTTTGTTTTACATACTCCATCTTGGAATATAGATGTGACAAAACAAGACTTAATTGACATCAGAAATACTATTAATGAAATACTAGGAGATGATAATGAATAAATACACCGAACTCTCTGACTTCGAGGTTAATAAAAAGGTTGCTGAGAGTCTTAAATTAAACACAATTGCATACGAACACACTGAAATAGTTTTGTTTGATGATATGGATGCAACGCCTTTCGACCCATGCAATAACCCATCAGACGCAATGCCGATTATTATTGAAAATGAAATATCGATGATTAAAAGCTCAGGTGGCTGGATGTGCTGCCATGGTTCAGTTGGTCTGGTTGAGCGTGAAAGCTTATACCGTGGCGCTATGGAAGTATTCTTAATGATGAAGGATGCGGAGAATGAAAAAATATGACCTTATCTATTGTGATCCTCCGTGGGATTACAAAAATAAAGTTTCAAACGGCGCTGCTAAAAATCATTATCCAACAACTTCCCTCTTCAATTTAACTCATATCCCTATTCATTCTATTGCATCTGATAATGCAGTTCTTGCCATGTGGTATACAGGCAATTTTGTACTCGAGGCTATTAAATTAGCCGAAGCGTGGGGCTTTAAAGTGCGCACAATGAAAGCTTTTACTTGGGTTAAGTTTAATCCTTTAGCATGGCAACGAATTGATAAAGTCATTCAAAACAGCGAGTTATTTGATTATCACGACCTATTTGAACTATTAGATGCTGAAACAAAAATGAATGGGGGAAACTACACTAGAGCCAATAGTGAAGATGTTTTAATCGCTACTCGAGGCAATGGATTACAGCGCATTAGTGCTAGCGTTAAGCAAATCGTATTTAGTTGTTTAGGTGAACATAGCGAAAAACCGTGGGAAGTAAAAAACCGTCTTGAACAGTTGTACGGTGATGTAAATCGCATTGAGCTATTCGCTCGTGACATGTCACAAGGTTAGGATGCATGGGGCAATCAATGTCCTAACAACAGTATCGAACTTATCAATTCTCATTTTATTTGTAAGGAATAAATATGCCTGATATCGCAGATGATGCTAATGACTTAACGGATCTACAAATCAACACCGCATTAGCAAACAGAGAGCAACCAGCAAAAAGCTTAACGGGATTTTGTATCTGGTGTCGTGAAGAGCCTGTAACAGAGAACAGCGCTTACTGCTCTAAAGAGTGTGGTGATGATCACGCTCAGTACAAAAGGAAAAACGGCTAATGATTATTTTACTCACATTATTAGCTGTGTACTTATGGCTTGCTGGGTATCTGTTTTCAGAGTCTAAGCACGAAAGCGACAATATAAAAGATATTGTGGCCAGACTGTTTTACTCCACAATCTGGCCTGTTGTCGGTGTGCTTTACCTATCGTCACTACTTGCTTATAAAACACTTGGCGAAGAATGACAAAGTGTTAATCTTTCTCTTTTATCCATTCATCCACCATATCCGCCCACTCTTGTAACATCTTCCTACGCTGTTCAGCATATTCAGCCTTGTTGTAAACAGCTCTAACACCATTTTGAACGTGTGCTAAACATTTCTCTATCCAATCTGAGTTATAACCTGCTTCGTGCAATAGCGTACTTGCTGTGCGTCGTAAATCGTGAACGGTAACCGGTTCGAACTCAATACCTTTTTCATTGATACGTTTTACGGTGCCATCAATCACGTTATTCAATGCAGCATTAGAAAGTGGCTTTTTAATATCATATCGACCAGGCATTAAGTAATTGCTTCCCATCGCACAAACTTTCATTCCTGTGAGGATATCCATTGCTTGGTCAGAGAGATAAATAACATGCTCTTTTCTCCCCTTCATTCGCCCTTTAGGGATCACCCATTGCCTATTTTTAAAGTCTATTTCATCCCATGTAGCGTGAATAAACTCAGACTTTCTGACTAATGTTAGCAAGACAAACTTAACGGCCAATTTTAAGGTTGGATAACAACTATAGTTTTCTAGTTCACGAAATAAGATACCGATTTCTTTCGGTGACATTGCCCTTTCTCGTGCCTGAAAAGTCCCTATGGAAGATGCTTTTATTGCATCTGCTGGGTTACTAATTTCATAACCTCTATCTATGGCATAAGTAAAAACAGAGCCAACAATCTCACGCACTTGTAATGCGGTCGCTTTTGCGCCCCTATCCTTTATCTTTTCACACAATGCTCTAAGCCGTGGTGTGGTGATCTCTTCTAGTTGAAGCTTACCGAATACGGGATAAATTTCTTTTTCAATAATTGCTTCTTTCATGGCCCTTGTAGAGTCAGCATATTGAGCATCATTAAGATATCTGACGGTATACTCACGAAACACCGTCTTGTTCTTTTTCGACTCCACACCGTCACGTTTTCTCGAAGCCGGTGATATACCTGCATTTAAGAGTTTTTTGGCTTCAATTAGCATTTCTCTCGCTTTAGCTAACGAAACACCGTCAGGACCATAACTACCAAAGTATATCGTCTCTCTTCTCCCATTAAATCGATAGTCATATCGAAACGATAAAGTCCCGCCAGTATTGACTGCCACGTATAAACCATCTCGATCTGCGACTTTATAAAGCTTCTCTTTTGGCTTTAAGCTTTTTAATTTTGTATCGGTTAGCAT